GTTTATCCTCGTAACAGAATTAAACTACCTCTTCAAAACTCGATAAGGAAACGAATGTTACACAAGACTATCAAAGTCTTGTTAGGAACATTTCTCATCTTTGGTTTAATGAATGCTACAGCAGTAGCAAATGTGCGAGAAACATACTCTTTAGTTCCTAACATACAGAAACAATTAAATTGTCTAACAAACAATATTTTTTACGAAGCAGAAGCGGAGTCTTTTAAAGGTAAACTTGCAGTCGCACAAGTCACGATGAATAGAGTTCGATCAGGACTATTCATGAATGACATATGCAGAACTGTGTACCAGAAAAGAAAGAAAACTTGCCAATTCTCATGGGTGTGTGATAAGTCTAAACGACGCATACCGATTGACTCGCAAGAATACATAGATTCAAGAATAGCAGCAGAGAAAGTGCTGTTCGATGGATACCGCTTGACAAAACTCAACGATGCGTTGTATTATCATGCTGTGTACGTTGATCCTCGTTGGAACAAACGCAGAATCATCAGAATTGGTAAACATATATTTTATGAATAGTGGAGGTGTATCATGTCTTTTTCTAAAGACAAATATGAAGTTGTACGAAATGCAATTAGTGAAGAACTGATTTCATTTATTCAGATTTCGGCAGAGATTCTTGAATCTGCATATATGGCAGAGTATAAGAAGGGACTAAAGAACTTCTTTCCCTTTGGTGATGAACAAGTGAAGAATAGTTTTGCTAACTATTCGCCTAATTACTCTGAATCTTTGATGGTGTATCTGAAACCATTAATGCAAGAGATCACTGGTAAAGATCTTCATGAATCTTATACCTATGTTCGTACTTACTATAATGGTGCTGTGTTAACGAAACACACAGATCGACCAAGTTGTGAAATCTCTGCAACAATCTGTTTGCAAAAAGATGAAACACCATGGCCAATCTATTTTGAAAATCTAGATAGTGAAATCGTTGAGGTCGACCTCAATCAAGGTGATATGATCATTTACTCAGGCATCATTCTTCCACATTGGCGTAATGCATATGAGGGAGAAAAACATCGTCAAATTTTTACGCATTATGTTGATGCGAACGGCAAATACGGCAAATCACATCGTTATGATGGCCGTAAAGCACTCTCACTAAGGAAATCGTAATGCCAACTAAAGAAGAATGTCGAGTTTTTTCTGCACTCATTGAAGAGATGGTGAAGAACAATAGAGATATGAATTACATGGATGCAATCCTAGAACATTGCAAAGATACAGGCTTTGAAGTTGAAATGGCTGCAACACTTCTTACTGCTTCTCTTAGATCTAAAATTACAGAAGAAGCAGAATCACTTAATCTAATTAAAAAGACTAATCGACTACCCATATGAATGTTGAATCTGGTGGATTTGAATGTTACGCATTATTTCATGCGTTGAAATTACACTTCACAAGTAAATATGATTTTGTAAAATACTCAGGTAAAACAAATGTAACACAAGACTCTTTTATGATTAGAAAGGACAAGTTTACTTTCTATAAGTTATCTCGGAAGTATGGTAAAGACGATATGTTTGGTTTCTTTGTCTCTAATCTCTTAGAGAAACCAAAACTCTGGTCTGGAGATCTCCTCTCTGAGGATGCAGAGTCTACATTTAAAGTGTGGCAAAAAACACAACAGTCTCTTTTTTATATATTTCAACAAGACCTGTCTACACTTATGGAAGATGTTGACTCTCCGCAACAGTTGCTAAAAGTGGTTGACAGGCAGTACCCTTTGCTGTATAATAGTTATATGCAGTCGAGAATCAAACTAGAGACAGTCATGATCATGAACGGTATCCTAAACTTCTTTCCTATGTGGACCAAGAATGTCGATGATGATCTGATCTTTCCCGAATTTATTCAAAAATGCATCAAATATGCACCGTTTTTGAACTATGATGTGACTAAATACAAACACGCACTCAAGTCAAAAATGTGTGCAGTAGTCTAATATATCGCAATACACCGTTAATAAGGAAATTAATATGAACTTCGCAAATCTTAAAAAATCATCTGGTAACTTTGACAAACTTACCAAAGCCATTGAGCAACTCAATGCACCAACTGCATCTAAAGATGACAAGTTTTGGAAACCAGAGGTTGATAAAGCAGGTAATGGATACGCAGTTATCCGTTTTCTTCCCGCACCTGAAGTAGATGGTGAAGAAGGTCTTCCATGGGTTAAAGTATTCAATCACGGCTTTCAAGGTCCTGGTGGTTGGTACATTGAAAACTCTCTTACTACACTCAATCAAAAAGATCCAGTATCCGAGTACAATACTCAACTTTGGAATTCTGGTGTAGAAGCCAATAAAGAGATTGCACGTAAGCAGAAACGTCGCCTTTCGTATATCTCTAACGTCTACATTGTTGAAGATTCTAAGAATCCAGACAATGAAGGTAAAGTCTTTCTCTTTAAGTTTGGTGCAAAGATCTTCGATAAGATCAATGAAGCAATGAATCCTGCATTTGAGGATGAGAAGGCAATGAATCCGTTTGACTTCTGGACTGGTGCCAATTTCAAACTCAAGATTCGCAAAGTCGAAGGGTATCAGAATTATGATAAGTCTGAGTTTGCTGCACCTGGTCCTTTGCTTGCTGATGATGACAAACTTGAACAGATTTGGAAATCGGAACACTCTTTGAAAGAGCATCTCGATCCATCTAACTTTAAATCGTATGACGAATTGAAAGCTAAACTTAATAAAGTATTGGGTCTAGATGGTGGTGCACCAGTTTCTCGTACTACTGTAGAACAGGCAAAGGCAGCACCTAAACGTGTTGAATCTTCTGCTGTTGATGAGGATGATGACATGGACTACTTCAGCAAACTCGCTGAAGAAGCATGATTTAATTATTGACTGAATTGAAAGGGAGCTTCGGCTCCCTTTTTTTATAGGAATCCGGCGCGCCCTAATGAATCATAGATATGCACCAATACTGGTGTATTATCTCTTTGTGATGCAGTCGTTGATGCAGCACTCTTTTCATTACCCATATTGTTGGTTGTATTAGTAACAATAGGACCAGATGAACCACCAGCAGGTGCTGATGATTGTTCCATATTTAAATCAATATTTTGATTAGTTGTTTCAGATACACCAGAAGATGTTGGCATAGGAGTCATTGGTGGTGCACCAGATGATCCACCGGATGATGATCCCGAAGGTGACATACTAGATTCAGAACCACCAGATGATGATCCAGATCCGACAGGTGATGCGGTTGGACTAGATGCTGCAGCACCGCCAACGCCTGCGGCACTTGATGATATCTGTTTGGCAGTTTGACCACCACTCGTTTCTGATTTAGCTGCCTTGACTTGTTCTTCAGTCATGCCGGCAATTCTCATTAATTCTTTTTTGCCACCGGCCATCAATATATCTTTTTGAGTACCCGAGACTAATAATTCTTTTGCATATTCTGGTGTAATTTGACCCGCAATTCTTTTAACATATGCTTCGCCGCCTTCATTCTTCAATTCCGCAGGATTGTTTCTTTTTAACATCTCATTAGCTTCATCTTTCTTCAATGAAAATAAACTATTCATCCAAGCAGCGAATTCATTAAGAGCAACAAATCCAAGAATTGCCATACCTACTGGTCCAGTAAAGAATGTCACTAATCGACCAAAGAATGGTATCATTTTCTTTATAGTGGATAACCAAGGAATACCATCTAACATACCCATTAACATATCAAGAAAACTGGATCCACTAGTCTTACCACCAACTGGAGTTGCAGTACCAGTTGAAGCAGTAAATGATTTTAATGCTTTTAGAAATTGTTGATGTCTTCTCTCATCTTCATTCATTGCCTCTTCTTGAAAGTTCTTTTTAACTTCCATAGTTCTAACATCAATCTCGTGACTCTTTTGTAGAAATGCTAGAATTCTATTCAGAACATCAACAGAACCACCACCAATATTGCCTGTCTCTTTGCCTAATGCAGTAGCAGTGCCTTTACCGGCAAAATAACTAATATCTTCTTTACTGCGACCCATCATTCTACCGAGTAATGCAGGCGCCAATGAACTACCACCAGTTAGTTTCTTTGCAATGTTCAATGGATCATATCTTTCTTTGGCACCCATCGC